GCTGTAATGGATGAAATAACTCGTATTGAGGATTGTTATAAACGAGGTGAACGCGGTTATCCTATTGCTAAGGCTTGTAAGAAAGATGAAATTTTAACAAAGGATAAGTGCAGAATATTCTATGGGAATGCCATTTCACTTACTTACTTAATCCGGAAATATTATTTACCGTTGCTTCGTGTACTTCAGATGAACCCCTTGGTTTCTGAATGTGCAGTTGGAATTAATTCCCATGGACCTGAATGGGAGCAATTTCATACTCATGTACTCAAATTTGGTAAAGAAAGAATTTTTGGAGGAGATTATGGTAAATATGATCAGAAGTTACCTTCTCAGTTGATTTTGGCAGCACTTCGTATCCTTATTGATTGTGCTCGTGTTTGCGATTATAGCGAAGATGATCTTCGTGTCATGGAAGCTATGGCCGGAGATATTGTATATTCTTATATTGCTTATAATGGAGATTTGATAGGTTTAACCGAAGGCGCACAAATTAGTGGTAATTCACTCACAGTTATCATTAATGGTATATGTGGATCTTTAAATTTGCGGTGCTTCTTTTATAATGAATATCAACCAAAATCATTCGATAGTAGGTATGTGTTCCGTGATTACGTAGCTGCTATGACATATGGTGATGATAATATTGGATCAGTTTCACCTAAGATAGATCGTTTCACCATTAAAGGTTGTTCTCATTTCTTGGCCAAATATGGACAAGTATACACAATGCCTGATAAAGAGTCTGAACTGACTGACTTTTTACCATTTGATGAATTCGAATTTCTTAAGAGAAGTAGTATATATCATCCTAAGTTGGGAGTTCATTTGGGAGCATTGTTAGATAAATCAATATATAAGTCTTTGCACTGTTTTATGCGTGAGAAAAACAGTCCATTGACGGAGAATCAAGCCTGTGCTCAAAATATTGATGGTTCTCTTCGTGAATGGTTTAATCATGGTGAAGGGAAATACGAAACACAACGCAATCTTATGTGTAGTGTAGCCGAAAAGGCAGGCATTAGTCATATGTGTACTGAACTTTATGTCACGTATGGCGAACGAGTTGCTAATTGGTTAGCAACTCATGGTAGCAAATAAATGCTACCACGCTCTAAAGAGCAACCGTCACTTTGGAGACGCTAAATCCAACCCAGTTTTAAATCTGATGGTTAGCAAAATTAGGATGTGTGCATGGATACCATGTTTATTATATCTTTATGTATTTTGTAAAGTAAATATAGGCTTCACACATTAAAGGGTTCCTAATGGGAAATCGAGAGATGGGTAAACCCTGCCCAAATGTAAATACTTCGTTCTATTCGACCTAATCCGGTCAATAGTCACATAAATGGATTACTAATAATAATATCAATATAAATTATCAATCATTATGTAAAGTACAAAGTGGGTATGAATCTGGCATGTCAGTTAGTACCCTTCAGAATGAGCGTAGTCAAAATATACGCTTTTCTGATCAACGTGAGCATTACACATACCACGTTGAATCTGAGATAGATGAAACTCGTAAAGGTCAAGATTCAAATGACGCTGAACTGGGTAACTTCTTCTCAAGACCAATAAAGATCCGAGAAATTGAATGGGGAACTGGAACTACTATGTTCGATTCATTTAATCCTTGGACTTTATATTTTGAAA